TTTTTATTTGTTTATACATACTATATTTTTATTTGTTTATGTTCATATTATTTATGCAATATTATATTATACGAAATATATAAATATATCAACAACCATTTCGAGTTACAATACATTGAAAAACATTAACACGCTTAATTTGTACGATAAAAAATAGTATCTTAACATAATATACATTTATAATCATGTGTGTTTATATGTTATTCACATAACATATAAACGAATTATTTACTGGATCGTCCCTATATATTTTTTGATCAGGTGCATATGTAAGAGATGTTATGTACACATATACATCAGCGTGACTTAAAATGTTTTTATATGTTGTATCATCATGTGTACCATTCGCGATACATTCACACATGTTATTTATTATCAGTTTATTAACGGTGTTATCTTTTTCTATACCCGATGGGCTACTGAGTTGCGTATTACATTGATTGTCGTTTATATTAATATTTCCGAGTTGTTTGTATGCCATCTTGATTCGACCTCCACATTCATCCGCACGACTATATATGTGATCAGATACGTCAACGCGATATGTTTCACCGCCCCCATATTGTTTTTTTTAACGAATATTTTCTTTTATATTTCAAATATTTTGCGTAATAATCCATATTATATCATAATATGACATTATTAATATTACTTTTTATTTAGCGCATTAATAACAACATTATCATCGACGTCTTCTAATTTTAATTTAGCGGGTAATGATATATTTTTTGTTAATGTTTTAATGTACATGTTCTTTTTCCCTCGCATTAAGAAGCATTTATTATCATTTATGTTGAATTCCTTTAGCAAAAACTTATTGTTGGTGTTTAATAATTGCTCGATATTATTTTCATCAACGTCGTTTACACCACTAATATCTTTTAAAGATATATTGTAATCTTTTTTATCTTTTTGGGATACTTTTGCATATATGCCATATGGCCCATCCATTATTGAGTATGTTATGTTGCCAACAGTGAACTTATTAACATGGTTTTTTATAAGTGATTGTATAAATTCTTTATCAATATCCTTTTCTATAGTGTCTTTTGGCAACGGATATTTATTTTTACCAACACATATATATATCCCAAATTTGCCTTTTTTAAGCAATGCTTTTGATCTGTTAATCTTACAGATTAATTTAGGATATTCGAACGCTTCTTTTACTAAATTTATATCATCGATGTTATTTATGGCGTGTTTCGGTGCTTTATTAACAACTTTATTATTACTATCAATCTGATTTACAATATCGCCATATTTACCTTTACTAACCGTGTATGTATACTGTTCACATTTTCCGATTGTTATCATGCTCGTAGTGTGTTTTAAATTATTAATAATACTACATATGTTATCGTTGAATGGCCTTAATACATCCATCCAATTAAGTTTATTTAATGATATGTCATCCAATTGCCTTTCCATATTAATAGTGAATTTATAGTCCATAATATCTTTAAAATTTGATTCTAAATACTCAACTACATTTATACCCATATTAGTTGCAACAAGCTTATTATTATCTGATCCAATATACGTATTTATCTCTTCATGATCAATGGTATTAGATTCATAGCTAAGCGTATATAACTGTTGCGTATAAGGAACTCCAGTAACACTTTTTTTTTCAATGTATTGTCGGTTAATTAAAACAGTTGAATATCCTGCTATTGTGGATGGTCGACCTATATTATATTTATCTGACGTAATAGTCTTGACTAATGTACCCTCATTATATCTATTTGGTGGTTGTTTTACTATTTCGGTCGCTATTATATTAATCATGTTAATATCATCACCAACATTAACACTAATCATTTCATTATCAGATGATTCTTTGTATACTATTAAAAATCCATAGAACGTAATAGTTTCATGTGTAACTGTAAATATATGATCATTATCATTGTTTATATTAATGCTAATACACATATTGTTTATTTTAGCATCTGTCATTTGACTTGCAACGGTTCTCTTCCATATTATGCCATATATACGTTGCATATCATTTGTAATTGCATTATTTAATTTAGATGGTGTGTTATGTATGTTACATGGACGGATTGCTTCATGTGCCTCTTGCGTATTACTGTTAGGAGGGCTATATACTCGTTGATTACCATAATACGTTTTCCCATATTTATCAAGCACATATTTTCCAATATCTCTCAAAATGTCATTAGATAAATTTACTGAATCAGTTCGCATGTATGTTATATATCCTTTTTCATAAAGTTGTTGCGCGACTTGCATTGTTTTTTTTAACGAATACCCAAATTTTGTATGCGCATCTTGTTGTAGCGTTGATGTTGTATATGGTGCGTTAGGATGTCTAGTTAATGTTTTATTTGCGATATCACAAATAATAAATGATGATTTTTTGTATTTTTTTAATAGTTTTTCTATATTCGGTTTGCTAATATCACATATGTGATGTTTGTTATCACACAATACCGGTTTCGAGTTAATATTGTTAATAGTTCCTGTAACTCTAAATAATATTCCATTATCATTTATGTTAATGTTATCTATAAATTGGTTAATTTCTTTTTCTTTTTCAACTATTAATTTCAATACAACAGATTGCACACGCCCCGCCGATTTAGCACCATGCACATTATTCCATAGCAATGGAGATATTTTATATCCTACCATTCGGTCTAATACGCGCCTTGTTTTCTGCGCATTAACTAAATTATAATTAATAGATTGTGTATTATTAACCGCATTCAGCAAATGTTTTTTTGTTATTTCGTTATATACCATTCTTTTCGGAGCATCGAGTGATAATATATTAGCAAGACTCCATGCGATCATTTCACCTTCTCTATCGATGTCAGTTGCAAGTATAATGCCATTTGATTTAGCATATTCTTTTTTAATTTTCGCAATATTGTTTATTTGCGTAGGCAATATCGTATATTGTGGCGTTAAATCCGCATGTAATCCAATACTTTTGTTTGGTAAATCCATTATATGACCATAGCACGCAATTACCTTGTAATCATTGCCCAGAATTTTTTGCACAGTGCTTTGCTTTGCATGTGACTCAAGGATGACAAGTGTCATTTTTTATAGTGTATATATGATATTATCTTATTATATGATATTATCGTATTATTTATTAACATTGTATGTATACATCAACTTTTTGGTCAAAAAAAAATTGAAAAGTTGATTTATATATGTTGAGCATATATAAATATCAATTCATTTTAACGAAACCTAACTTAAAAGTAGCAGTAAATAACATAAAATGACACATTCCGAAATATATAATGTACCTGGAAGTGTGTATGTGTCAACAACACATACATCATCATATAATGCATCTGTATATAATAAACCACCTAACGTACCTATCACATATAACGGTACAGTTGACGCGTATGTACATACAGTCATCGTTGATGACTAAATAAACCTAGTATAATAAATAGTAAATATTTTTACTATTTATCATTGTTGTCGATTGCATGGATTAACGCTCAAATATTTCAAAACCGTTTCACATATTTCATTTAATGAATTATCGCTAAATTCTTCGAGCACATTTTTGCGCATATTGTCAAGCAGACATTTTCGCTTTAACTTACGCACACTTTTTAAAGTACCATCACTTCTAAAATAAATAGTATTATTAATTGGCATATCAAAATGATCCGACATAAATCCGAAATACTCTATTATCTTTTTCAAATGCATTTTATCTGTTGATATTTCATCGGTTTTTGTTGGGTTAAATAATAATTTTCCAGTAAGCAATTCATATATAATACATCCAATTGACCATATATCACATGTACTATCGTGTCGCATTTTTAAAATTACTTCAGGTGCTCTATAATATCTCGTTTGTATAGTGCTGTTACTTGGCTCATTTTTATTACATAAACCAAAATCCATTAACACAATTGAACTATCGTTGATAAATTTTGTTATTATTTCACTATCTCCATTATCGTTAACAATATCATCATCACTATCGTTGTCTGGTGAATTGTGGTAACTCCATATAGTACATTCCGAATCGGTTCCATCTGATTCATTTGATGATTGACTATCGCTATTAGTTTGATTTGATTTGTGCATATTCTTCTTTTTATTAACACCGCTTGCTTCGAATGTTTTGAATTTTTTATATATCATGTCACCAATGTCACTAGTTGTTATTTTATTAGTTTTTTTAGCTTTTGTAATCATATTCGGCACATTCATATTATGTACGAACTCAATTATTTTGCTTGTTTCGCTAGCAAATATGTTCGTTAATATGTTATCTGGCTTAATATCGCCATGATATCTACCTATTTCATGCAAGCATCGCATAGCATATTTAATTTGTCCAATAATACCATTTATAGTATCGTAATGTATATATGTCTGTTTATTAATGTTTTTAATTATATATGATAAATCAACACCATATAATGGAAATACAATGCATACTCGCATGTACTCATCATCGTCATATTCAAAATTATCCAACATGTTCATTACGCATTTCTTATTTTTCAACAATTTATAAATATTTATTTCGGCGATGCCTTCGTCATATGAATCATGTGTATGTATTTTTATAACTACTAATTTATTGTTCACCGTGTCATATGCAAGCCACACGCCAGCGCATGCACCATAACCTATTATTTTAAGCACGGTATATCTTTTTTTTAGCAACTTGCCTGAAAATTCAGTGTTATCAATATTACATATATCATCACTGGATAGTGATAGTGACATTGTGGATTATAATGTATATGATATTATCAACTAATTATTTATGTCAGTTTATTTTTTTTCAATAGCATATACTGGTATATATACATCGTCTAAAATCCATTTATTATTAGCTATTTTAACTCTCGAGAAATAATCAATGTAAATCGAATACTCCGACAAATACTCATTAAATTCATATATGAATGATTTATCTTGTGCAATTGTTGAGTAGAAATAATCAATATCGATGTGTTTACCATATTTATTTATAGTTTTATCATCTATATCGCCACATATTTTGTTAAACTTTCTTATAAACTTATCATCGTCGAAATATATTTTTTTATTATCGAGCTCTTTTTTACGTATGTTATATAACCCTTCAGGTGTTATAACAATTGATCCTTGTAATAAATTTTTGTTGTAATTATATTTAAAGTGTATAATGTCCGATATTGAAGGAAATTCATAAAGGATGCCTTCCTTAGCCCTAGCGCCTGGAAATGGTGTTGGTGGATGGGTATGGAAAATATACTCATATTCGGACATATCAATATCTACATTAGGTTGCAAAACATCACTATCTTGAGATTCTAGACGCGATTCTTCGCAATTTATTATTATTTTACTTAGTCCTTTTCTGGTAAAGTCTAGTGTACCTGAATGCTCAGAGTATTTATATTTATTGACATCTGTCGTATATTTTTTAACATATCCACCGTGCTCCATCAGAGCGTCCATAATCGCTAATTGATTTTTTGTTATTTTAACAAATCGCAAGTTATTCATTATGTATGTTGATGATTTTATTTTCTTGACAATATCCATATTGTCATATGGTATTCGATATCCATATATACGATCTATAAAATTTTTGTTTGGCTTTATGCTATGTTTCTTAATATAATGCAACAATGTATTATCCCAGCTAATAACGTTATTTATAGAATAATTACAACTCGATGTAAATACATGTCCACAGTATTTACACGGTGACTTATTTTTGTTGCATTTCTTTGATTTAATATTATCTTGTATCCTTTTTAATTTAGTAGTAAATATATTGAATCCGTTCCAATTAGGCGATATTGTATGATTTATCATCTATATGACTGTTCAGTAAATATCCGCTATATTATAATGTAACATGATACATAATCAGCATACATAATATAGGACTGTCCAGTAAATATTTGTCGTATTACAATGCAATATAATGCATA